ACTTGGAAAAAAGGTGCTGGCTGTCGATTTTGACAGCCAAGCAAACCTTACCACATGTTTCGGGGTAGAGAACACTGAGGAATTGTCGGCGACGATAGGTCATTTAATGTTGTCGCAGATAGACGAGGAAGATTTACCGAATATGGAAGAATATATCATCAGCAGAAATGGTGTAGACTATATTCCGTCTTCTATGGTACTTTCGGCGGTGGATGCAAAATTAAGGATTGAAATGGGAGCAGAGCAGATGTTGTCTTCTATTTTGGAGCCGTTGAAAGCGAAGTATGATTATATCATTGTAGATACATGCCCTTCTTTGGGAGCATTGACTATCAATGCACTGGCAGCAGCTGACGAAGTTCTGATAACCGTAAATCCTCAATTGTTGGCTATGAAGGGGCTACAGGATTTTTTGAAAACGGTTAGAAAGATTAAGCGTAGAATAAATGCAAAATTGGAAGTGGCAGGAATCCTACTTACTATGTGTGAGGGAAGAACGAAGCTCTGCAGGGTTATTACGGAGCAGGTTACGGAAACATTCGAAGGAAAGCTGAGAGTTTTTGAAAGCAAAATACCGAGCACAATAAAGGTAGGGGAATCCGTATATTATAGCGAGCCATTACTGGAATATGCTCCGAAGAGTAAGGCGTGTAAGGCCTATGAAAATTTGGCAAAGGAGTTGATTGCGTATGAAGGCTAGTGCACCGAAAAGAAAGGTATTCCAAGATGCGATTGATTTACTTAGAGTGGAAGAAGTAACCAGCATTTCTACAAATGGCGGCACATCTATGATACCGGTAGAAGAAATTTATCCGTTTCATAATCACCCTTTTCGATTATACGAGGGAGAACGACTTGAAGATATGGTGGAAAGTATACGGGAGCATGGTGTACTAAGTCCGGTCATTGTGCAGAGAACAGATGCAGGATATGAAATGTTGGCAGGTCATAACCGGTGGAATGCTTCTAAAATAGTTGGTCTGACAGAAATTCCTGCGATTGTTAAGGAAGGGTTGTCGGAAGAAGAAGCTTATATATATGTGATTGAAACTAATCTGATGCAGAGGTCGTTTACTGACCTCTTACCGTCAGAAAAAGCGGCAGTTTTAGCAGAACGGTATGATAAGGTTTTGTATCATCGACACCGGGAAGCGATTATGACTGAATTACGAGAGTTGGAGAATGGTGGACATGATGTCCACCATATGAAAAATCGTGATGCTTTGGGACAAGAATATGGAATGACCGGAAGGAATATTGCACGGTATATGCGGCTCAATCAGTTAGTGCCGGAACTCAAGGAAAAGGTAGATGCAGGTAGTGTTGCATTAACTGCAGCTGTTGCAATGTCGTATTTGTCGGCAGAAGAGCAAAAGGTACTTGTAGAGCAGTCGGAGCAAGGGAATATCAAACTGACACCGAAGAATGTAGAAGCACTAAGAAATACCACAGACAAAGTAACGGCAGAAAAGGTGGCAGAAATAAAAAGCACTGCGGGAAAGGCAATTCCACAAGGAGTCACAAGCATAAAGATTCCTACGGAGATTTTCCAAAGGTATTTTACAGGTATGAAGCCGGAGGATATTCAAAAGGTTCTTCTTGAGGCCTTGGATAAATGGCATGGAAAGGCGGGGGCAGATGTTTAGTAAGGAAAGTTTGGCAAAGTTGGACAAAGTGTATTTCAATGTTATTATTGCGGATGAAACAGATGTAACAATACAGAGCAGAAATACCGGACATTTTTGGTATCTTCATAACATTCCAAATGCTGAGGGAGACGCATGCGTTATTTTTCATAAGCATAAGGGGTCACATCCGTATCATATGCATGGCAGGGCCGGTTCTGTAAATAAAGCGTTAAGAAGTATTAAGAAGCATGATACCTGGCAATTGAACGGTAGAACCTATAGGCATAAAGAATAAAGGGTAGAGCACACTCAAGAGGGTGTGCTTTTACTTTTATTTCTAAATAATTTTCCAAAAGCGTCCTTTACAAAATTCGCCATGGGGTTTATTTTAGAATTATAAGGAGGGGTGACTATGGAGAACAATAATAAAATCCGCGAGTTTATTGAATCGCATAGAGAATTTCTCAAAGTAAATAATATCGATATCGCATATTCTGATATAAGCAATGAATGGTTTGTCTACTATCGTGACAGAAGGTACAATGTATATGAGTTTTTTATAAAATTTGAAACAGTAGAGCAGTTGGTGGATATCATCTTGCAGGAAGTGGAGTTTAAGTTAAGGTGCACGATTGAAGAAGCTTGCGCTACTCCAGAATGCGAAGCGGAAAGTATATCAGACCAGATTGAAGAATACAGTAAACAGATGCCCCCAGCGCATGATTTAGAAGCGAGCATTGTTTTTCTTAAAGAAAAAGGATTGGCAGATAAATCAATGTTTTTTGAGGGCTTAATAGAATTATTACAAACAAAAATTGAAAGTAGAATAAAGTAAAAATTTCGCTTGCCGGATTATCAGTCTGGCAAGCGATTTTTGTTTAGTAATATGAAACGGTTTCAGAGGCATTGTCGGTAAAAACGGTGAGTTGTCCATCCGGGGATTCCTCTGGCAGAGTTTCATGTGATGCTTGGATTTTTCCCTGACGAGTTTTCTTTTTACCGACGGAGTATAGTTTTTCAATTCTGAGAGGGTTATGGCACTTTTTGTTATAAATAAAAAGAATTGCTTCTGCGTATCCAAGAGAACCGGCACGGCGTTCCTTTGCTGTACGGCTTACTTCTTTTGCAGATACTTTGCTGAGGCGGTCTTTGAAGGTATCATCACGGAGTTCGTCATTGTAAACGTGAATGAGTCGAGCAATACCGTTGAGCATATTAGCACTGAATGATAACGGTGTTCCTTCCCATGTTCCGATGATGAGTCGTAATGTACGGTCAAGAACATGATAGCCATATTTGTCATGAATAGTCTCTAAGGTGGCAACGGCACAAATGCCACCGGGTTGACCGCTTGCGGTGATTTGCATGTCGTATGATTCAACAAGAGCCTGTATCATCAGGTGCTTATCGCTGCCAGCTTCTATGTTTGCCATAAATATTTCATAGGGTGAAAGAGGCTTGGTATATTTCATTTGGTTTGCGAAAATGTCTGCTTCATGTGCATATTCTAAATCGTCATATACCATACACCAGACCGGTGTGTCACGCGAACCGGATACTAAGGCAATAATTTCGATAGTGTGTTGCCCGTTGAATACATAATTAAGCCCATCTCGTTTACTGACTTTTACCGGGTTGATTTGGTATAGGTCAAAATGTGCAGCAGCCTTTTGAACGTGTTTGACGGAAAGATTGCGTTGATAATCTTGGTTGGAAACAAGGTTCTTGATTGGGATCTGCTCAAAGTGCACATTCGGAACATAAGCTAGTAATTCATTCATGATAAGTATCCTCCATGTTTCTTTTTATTGTATCTATAGCTACTTGCAGTTCATGTAGTTGGGCATGTAAATTTTCTTTTGCTTTGTCTGAAATAATATGAAATGGAGCAGTGTTACAGGTGCGATATATTGAGCTGACCCAAGAGGGCATGGTAAGTGTAAGGCTGGATATTTCGGCATCCGGATCATATTTTGGAACTTGTTTTATTTCCGGCTCAGATACTTTTGGTACTGGTTTTGTCGAGATCCGTTTAGAGTTCAAAACACTTTCGATATCAGTAAGCTGCAGTCTGAACATGGCTTCATCAGAAAAACAGCAACGGACTTTATTAATATCTGCTTTTGGCATGACCGCTAAAGCAGAAACGGCATTGTGTGATACATGTATATGGTCTGCCAATATGATTCGTGCAATGTCGGGTGCCTTGCGCATAATAATATCTACTTCATCAGCGAAAATGCTATATTTGTATACGGAGCCTGCACCAATGCCAAATTCTCTTCCTAAAACGGTAGCGGTATAGTTACGGGAATCACCGGAAAAGTCGATAGGTGGACGTTTTTTATCCTTTGGAGTAGATTGGTTTTGATTCGGGTACAGTGTGGCGAAAATCTTCTTCTGTGCGTGATACAGTTTTCCAATATAGTATTTTTGATAACCTTCTGATAAGTGTGGTCGTTTAAGTTCACGGCGACACATCCAAGCAATTGCTTCTTCTTCAATTTCAAAATTGATTGATTTGGTTTTGCAACTGATACCGAGTTCTCTGCAGATTTCAAATCTCTTATATCCATCCAAAATAACATATCTCCAGGCGATAATTGGTTCCCGGCATCCATATAGAAGAATTTCATCTTTTAGGTGCTGCCGAGTATTCTTATCTAATGTTGGTTTGAGTTTACGATAGTATTCGTTGCAGATCAAATTATGAAAGTGTGGATTTCGACTCATTGTTTAGTACCTCCAATGTCGCTGACACAAGCTGCATCTTTTAGATTAAAGCAGGCAAGGTGCTCCTTTTCATATAGCTTTCCGGGAATGCGATATGTATGCATACTATCTAAGTACATTACAGTGGTGCTAATTGTTTCTACGAGATATTTACTGTATATTTCACAGCATTGGTTGTCGGAAAGAAGCTGCCATTGGACTCTGTGCGCATGATAATCTTTTGCAGTTGAACAACGGATAGCAATTGCTTGAGCATTGGGATTTACAAGTAATTGCACGAATTTAGGGTCACCCAGCATATGAAGGGTTTGCTTATGTATTCGGATACGCTTTTTTCGCATATCAATAACCACTATAGGTATGAGTGGATTGTCGGGCTTCTTCGGACTGTTCTCCGTAGGAAGGGTCGTTATTGGATTCTGCTGATTGTTCATGTGTAGGCTCCTTTCGGGTGGCATCTGAGGATTGACGTCTGGTTGGTGTCAGTTCTTCTTGTAAGCCAAACACGGCAAAGTCATCGAAGAAATTGATTTGCATGGTTTTCTTATGTTCGCTGACAGGCAAGCCGAATTGCGTCTGCCACTCTTTTGGGAAAATAGGTTGTCTGGAAGTAGAGACTTTACCATTTTCCTTGATGGTGCGGTCGAATATTTCGGCACTATTTAAGTCAAAGACGAACAGAAGCTCTCCACCGGAACGAATAAGTTTTCCGAGCAATTTGTAACGGAGGTTTGGATCCCAGTTCATAAGGCTGATTACTTTGGCAAAGAACATTCTACATGTGATTTGCTTCGGACTTCGTTTTTTGCTTCCGGAACACCAGCGGAAAGAATCCTTTTCGTCTTCGGAGCAAGGGCGAACAGCAAGTTTCTTATCGGTAGGGTTTACAAGAATTTGTACATAGTCATATTGCGGTAATTTTTTGATACAGGCAGTATTTACACCTACCTTGTAATTGCAAAATGTAATAGACGGTTCGTATACATGGGCGAAAAATTCGCCGCGGACAACTTGATAACCGTCAAAATTAAAATCGTCCACATCTAATATTTCGATATCATTTAATGTCATCTGATTGTTCATTTCTGACCTCCTGTTTCATGTCGTAGATAATAGAATCGATATTTTGCTTTATTTCTGCCTTGCTCGTTACCTGCAGAGGGGGCTCAGGATGATATGTAGTTCCGGCAGAACGAATATTTAAGTTTTGTTTGTCTGCAAGTGTAGCAAGTTCTGACGCTTGTGCTTGACTATAGTAATTATTTCCGAAAGTATGTGTCCATGAGACCGGATAAGCAAGGATATTCTTTTGCGTTCCCAGTGGCTTAATATCTTCTTCGAAAATAGGCGCATCCGGATTTGCTTCGTCAGTTTGAAGAAGTTTGGCAGGAATTAATACCTCTGTATCTTCCAAATTAAAAAAAAGCAGAGAATCTTCTCCAAACTGTCTTTTTATACCTATAATTCTGTATTTTCGTTCGGTATTCCAATTGAAGAGTTCGTATAGGTTTGGTAGAAAAGCAGCACCAGATATAACTTTTGCAAGTGTTTTACCATCAGTTTGCCTACGCCACTGAATCGCATTGTGATCCTGTTTGATGGCGGGGCGCACAATAAGCTGGTGATTCGCAGGATGTACAAAAAGCTCTATGTATTCAGTATCCAATTTTTTTACACATTCTGAGGAAAAATTGATACTGCTTGACGAGAATGTTATACAAACTTTATTACCGGTATCAAAAAACTGTGCTCGTGCGATTTCATAACCACGTAAATCAAAATCACCACGATTTACAGTCAGAGATTGACCGGGGAGGTCGATTGCTTGGTCATAAACGCTTTCCGATGCAAGGCGGTAGTCGGTGGCCTTGAACCCAGCCCAGCGGGGGTTAATGGAAACAAAGCCTTTTAGAAGTCCGTCAGGGATAACTTTGAGTTCAGGCAAAATTCCTTTATTCCCATATTTGGCGTTGCTGATAAGTCGTTGTACGGCGATGAAATCATCTCTGGAGATTATTGCATCATGATGGTTTTTTTGCCGGTACTGATTGCGGTCTTGCTTGTTCTTTTTCGATTTATGGTCGAGATAGCTTGGGGTGAATGTTTTGCGTGCGAGAACATCCCCACAGTGACGTTCATTCTGTAGTATCTGCATGATAGAACCCGGTGACCATATAGTGTTATCTTTTTTTGTTCTTCTTCCAAGGCTGGTAAGGGTATCTGCTATTTCTTGACAGGTGTACCCGTATAAATACATGAAGAAAATGAGACGTACTGTTTTTGCTTCTTCTTCGTTGATAACTAAGTTTCCGTCTTCATCATGGTCATATCCTAAGAGTGTTGGTGTCAGGAAAATACCTCTACGAAATCGCATTTCAATGGAGGCATTCATGATTTCACTTTTATTATGACTTTCTTCCTGTGCCAGTGTAGAAATGAAGGATAGGCTCATTTCGCTGTTGGCATTTAAGGTATATATGTTTTCTGTTTCGAAAAACACGCCGATAGGCGGATTGAGAGCTGCTAATTTACGAACATACCCGATACAGTCCAATACGTTTCTTGCAAAACGGGAGACGCTTTTCGTGACAATCAAATCAATCTTTCCTGCATGACAGTCTTCAATCATACGGAGAAAAGAATCGCGATGTTGAAGAGATGTTCCGGAGATTCCTTCGTCAGCATATATCTCAATAAGTTTCCAACCGGGATGATGGCTTACCACATCCTGATAATGATTTTTCTGTAATTCATATGATGAGGTCTGACGTGGGTCATCAGTAGAGACTCTTGCATATACAGCTACACGTTTTTCGCGGGTATCTTCATAAAAATTTTCCTGTGGAATAGCTGGGATAACATCTAAAGCATCAGTGTCTATACCTTTATAGCGTTCTCGGATACGTTCTTTTTGTGAAGCAGTAGTGCCAGCGCGTTCTTCGTTTTCTTTCATTTCGAGACCATCCTTTGCCTAGTATTATCAAAAATTATATTTATACGAAAATAAAAAAGAAATCGACCATAAGTTAATTATTAACCTGTGGTCGATTTGCGAGATTATATTTTTCTGTATTATTTAAGGATTGGATTCTCTTAAGGCAGATTTTATATCTTTTATCATTTTCAAAATTGTTTTCCGTTCTGTAGCGGAACAGTCACTGAACAAAGAAACTAATTCCTGTTCTTCAAGCTGGTTAACAGAAGGAACGTTGGAGCGAAGCAGCCAATCAGCAGAAACTTGAAGAACTTCTGTAAGGCGGACAAAAACCTCGACACTCAAATTAGCCTTACCGTTTTCAATTTGAGAGATATATGTTGGATGTAATTGAGCTAATTCCGCGAGTGTAGTTTGACTTATGTTTAGTCGAAGTCGAGCTTCACGGACACGGGCTCCTATTTCTTTCAATTTGTTGTTCATTGACCTACCTGCCTCTTAGTCGATAGACTATCTTTTTATAATATTGTATCTGCCTTGGTCTAAGAATTGAATAGACTACTGTCTAAGTGTTAGACAATAGTCTAAGATTATACCTGAAAAATTTTTCAGGAGGTGGCTTTTATGTCAGTGAATTTCAAGTTAATTGGTAGGAGAGTTAGGGAGGTGCGCACTGAGCGAGGAATATCGCAACAGGAACTTGCTGCCCGGTGTAAAACTTCTGCACAGTATCTTAGTCAGATTGAGAACGGCAGAAAACAGGCAAGTCTGCAGGTGCTGGTAGCCGTTGCGGAAGTTTTGGAGATTTCTTTGAATGAACTTCTTACCGGAAATCAGGTGAATAATCCGTTGGAGTACCAAAGAGATATGGTGCGCTTGTTGGCGGACTGTTCGTCGTATGAGAAGCGTGTTCTGTTCGAAATGCTGCTCAGTATGAAAGCGGTACTACGGGAAAATCAAAATCTACTGGAAAAGGAGTTGGAGAAGTTTTAGTTGAGCCGGAAGGTGAGAGGGAAGAAATTCTTTCTCACCTTTTTGCAAATGATAGATGAAAGCAATTTGTATATTCATGGAAATAGTGATATAATGCATGTAGATGTTTTTGATGAAGTCGAGGAATGCGTATGAGAATAAATATTGAAAAGCAGTGCTTGCCAGAAATGTATAGAAGGAAGGGGAAAGAATGTTATCTTGACCCGGTTCGGCAAAAATTGATTTATATTACACCGGAGGAGACAGTCCGACAAAGGGTAATTTCTTATTTGATAAATGAAGTAGGAGTTCCCAAAGAAGCTATTTTGGTTGAAGAGCATTTGTCTCATTATAATGTGGAGTCAAAGCGGCGAGCAGATATTATTGTGCATGGTATGCAAGAAGATATTGCTTATCCAGTTTTGATTGTAGAATGCAAAGCCCCAGAAGTATATCTGGATGAAAAGGCACATTTGCAAGTGTTTGATTATTGTGATGCGCTGGGAGCAAACTATGCGATGGTTTGTAACGGGCACGAGTTGTTTTGTTACAGATATTCAGACGATAAGGATATTTATGAGGAATTAAGTGAGATTCCACAATACCAAGAGATGTTGGAGGGCAAAGGCGAATTAAGAGCAAAGGAAGCATTGCCGGAGAGAGTGCCGTTTGAAATGATTGAGAATCATTTGCAAGCAGTGTTTGCTGATTATCCGGAAGATTACTATGGATCAGATATTAGTAAAGCTACTCCGATGAGAATTGCAAAGGCAGCGTTTAACCTCCAAGAAGCTTTGTATGATGTTCGGCATCAGATTCCGGCAGGAGATTATGGAATTTTCCGTCTTGTAGAAGATTATGGAGTTCGAATGCTGACTTATGGTAATGCTGGCGGTGGTCAGTTCTTTTCACCATATCGTTCTTTCTTAATTGAATACAATGGGGATACAGAGTTTGTATCTTTCGCCTTTAGTACATATGGCAGAACAGAAAAAGAAGGAGCTGCAAAAACTTGTATGTGTGTAGCACATGACAATGAAAAGGAAACACATCATGCGCTACAGTTATCTTTTGATGATAATGTACAGGTACTTGGTGATGAAGTACATTTTTACCATAGTGGACGAATCGCTGTAGGAAATAAAGGGAGTGGGAAAATTGAAGAGCTACGGATGTTTGTTGAAGAACGTTATCCGTGCATTATAGATGGCAAGAGGTTTAGTATGGGAGTGCTAAAGAACGACCATCTGTGGAATATTGACCAAGCAGATGTAATTCAGGTTATCGTGAATTGCATTTCCTATGCTTTGATAAGGGATGAATATAGGGAGTATGTAAAACAACGTAGTAAGTGATGATTTTTGGGTGGAAGTTTGACAACGTGATTCCAAGGAGGATAGCAGAGTGAAACTGGATATTGACAATATGAGTTGGTACAAAAAAATCTATTGGAGAATCAAACTTTGGCGGATGGATCACCGACTTCCGTTGTTTGCAACGCATGGCAGTTTATTGGAGCCGTCTTATTATTATACTCACACTAAAGAAGAGTGTGAGATGGAGATGCGCCGGAGAAAAGAAGAGATTATGAAGATTATTGAAGATACACCAGTTGATAAAGAAAGTTGAAGTATTTTGGGGAGTGAAAGAAGCATCACTCCCTGTTTTTCTTTATGAGATATGTCAGTGAGGGTCGTGGGTTTTATCATGTATAGCCTGTGATATATCTCGGATTCTCCAGCTCCAGTACAGACGGTCAATTTCAGTTTTTGCTTCGGTATGACGTTTGGTGACATGATGCAATAATCCTTGCAGTTGTTCTAAGGTCATATCAGATTCATAGTTCTTTTCCATAAGGATGTCCTTCCGCTTTTTATATACATATAACGTAGATGATATGGAAAGTGTGACAGCAAAGTAATAAAAACATAGCGTTACAAAAAATGTAACGAAAATGTAATAAAAATGTTGACATTGCAAAAAATATGTCGTATTATGTACTCATGGTAGGAGGCTTAAAGCGGATTACCAAATAGAACATCAAACGAAGGAGGCAATTCAGTGGACCCAAATAGTACATATGATAATGCAGAGATATGTACGCTGATTGATAAGGCACGAGGGCAAAGGAGTCTTTCCGAGTATGGTAGAGCGTGTGGCGTATCAGCAGCCCATATATCCAGAATTTATTCTGGAATCTGCAGACCGACTAGAAAACTATGTATTAAACTAGCGGATGAAAGTGCGAAGCGGGGGTTCTCGGAAAAGCAGTTCTTGAATGCAGCAGGCTACATTGATGAGTCAATTGGCGAGAGTAATTTGATGAGTCCGATATGGCATTCGATTTCTTTTCCGAAAGGACTGGAAGAAGCTGTTTATGTTGGAAGCGTAGCCAAAGCATTAGGTAAGTGTGGCTATACATATCAGTTGCTTCCGAAAGCTGGCGAATCCGGTGACAATATGACAACGGATTTCAGCTTTGCAGTCGAGCAGGATGAAACTGTAGTGAGATGGAATTTTTATGGAGAGGCGGTGGTAACTGTGTCATCAAGCGTCCTTATGGATGCATTCTATTATTTCATGGGACGTTTAATGTCGTGTAAACAAAAGGATAGCGAGAAGCATACATTGTTGCTTCGAGATGCCGGCATGTTTGAACGCATTAAACAAAGCTTGGGAGAGGTAACCCCGCGAGCAGATTTATCTGTGGCATTATTTGATTTACAGACCATGGAAATCGTCGATGAAATCATCCTGGGCTCTGGTAGCAAGCCTGCATTGCTACTAAAATAAAAACTTAATAATAATTATTTGAAAAGGAGCTGTCGCTATGATACCAATGTTAGAACAAGCATTGCTAGCGCATGTTTATGAGGTGATGAACGATACCAGTTTACGTGCAGAAGCTAGCCCGGAGTATCAAGAAGTAAGACAGCGGTTAGAAAATGGATTAAAAGACCTTGTTGCGGAGAATCCATCTATGATGGCGGCATTAATTAGATACAGTGACATGGTCACTGAGCTGCAACGGATTAGAGAGGATTATTACGCAGAGGAACTGGTAAAAAGAATTATTCATCGCTAGCCGCTCAACGTATTCATTTCGCTCGGTGCCACTACGGTGGCACCAGTCGGCGGGATGAATGTTGGTGTGGACAAGCGGAAAGCAAGTGGGACAAGCAAATAAATGGACAAGTAATAAATAAGAACTTGTTCCCGGCTTACGATTTCAATAGAAAGGAGGAATCATACTTGAATACAGCGAGAGATTATCGCCCATTGCGCAAATATTTCATAGGTTTAAGAAAGCGTAGAGTAAACTATGTTTTTGAAACAAGACCCTTTGAGATTGAAAGATATGGTGTCAACAGATTTTTTGGGATAGTACTAAATAGTGATATAGTAGTGTTGATTCGTAAGTTAAAAACGCTGGAGCGTCAAGTGAGGGCGGAAAGAAATTCAGTTGATTATCCGAAATTACTGGGTGTAAAGGCAGTGGAGAAAAAAATGAACACCCGGCAGAGTGTAATTGGAGGTAAAAAAATACGGAGTAATGGTAAAGAAATGTTTCATAATCCATATAAGCTAGGTCAACAATTTGCATTCGACATAGAAGGTAGATTACGAAAGGCTTGTATACTGTAATTGTTTTAAGGAGGATTGTGAAGTGCCACGTATTGGTTGTTAAAAAGTGTTAATTTAGACAGATGGGCTTGTATTGGACAGGCCCATTTGTTTTTTGGGGATTGACAAATCGAACAGATGTTCTTATAATAATGGTATCGCTACATTAGGAAGAGTTGAACAGTGCTGATACGTAAGAATGTAATTAGTGTTCGACCAGTTTCTCTTTCCCTTTGACTGGTCTCTTAATACAGGAGGCAGGATAAATGCAAGAAAAGTATGAAGTGGGCTCGCATGTGTTTATCATAGAGAGTAATCGAAATGTTACAGAAATGGTAGTTGTTGCACAGCAAGGTGAGTTTTATACGCTTAAGTTTTTGAACGGTGGAGCAATTAAATTAAGGGTAGGTAGAGTTTTTGAAACACGGGAAAAGGCAGAGGAAAAAATTCCGGGACACAAGAAAACAAAACGGGGTTATCGCTCTCCATATGATTTTGGAATCTGATTGGAGGGATATGAATGAAGGAAGAAGTACATGTGGCTTGTCCGTGTTGCAAAAACAAGCGACTGTTTGATGCGGATCCGGATACAGAAGGTGTTATAAAGATTAAATGTCCGATATGCAGATGTGTAGTTGCTGTAAGTTTTCATCATAAAAAAGTACGTACTGAGCGAATCGGTGCATGAGGAATCATAGCAATCAAAGCCTGACGTAGTATGGAAGTTTGTCCATATTGGTCAGGCTTTTTTATTTGTAACTTGCAAGCAAGATGAAAATAAATTGCAAATAAAATGAAATTTAATATTGACATTGCTTGCAATGTGAAATATACTTAGAGTAGTAAGGAGGTGTGCTATGGCAGAAGTAAGTATAGATAATCCTGTTCTGATGGCGGCGAATTATATTCAAGTTGGTGAACCGGATATTGATGAATTAGCATTGTTAATAAAGAAAGCAAAAGGAACCGAACGTACAATGGCGAAGTTTGCAGAAGAGTGTGGTGTGAGTTCTTCTATGTTTTCGCGAATCGCTAATAAGAAATTTGCACAACCGTTATCTCTGGAAGTGATGGGGAAAATATGTGTCCATGCGGCTAATGATGCAGGTATTACAATAGCAGATTTAACACGGGCTAATGGAATGGCATGGAAGGATAATTATGCTGTACGAGCCACCTCTGTTTTTGGAATCGAAGTTAAAATTCGCAACTTGGTGGCTACATCATTAGTCGAACGTGGAATTAGTGTTGCTAAATTAAATTCCATACCGGAAGAGACGGGAATTCCGAAAGCATTGTGCAGTAGTGGGCGTGGTATTGTTATGTTCGAAGTACATGCATATTTTACGAGGTTTCTAAGATGTTATGTGATGGCACCTACATTATTTAAGCAAGCTGGCAAGAAGACAGCAGATATGGAAGTTGATTATGAGCGGGAAGCTGACAATCTATTTCGTAGGGTGGCAGAAGTTTTTCTTCTGGATATATGGGAAGAAGAAAAACTTCGAGAGGTTATGAATACGTTTGTATTCCATGACAGGAACCTGTTTGAAGCTTTTTATAAACGTGTTAAGGATGCAAAGGTTAATAATTGGATTTCGATTTTGCTTGTTAATACAGAACGGCAGCATATTGAAAAGGAATTGATTTTACCGAGAAAAGATGGAAAAGAAGAAGAGTCGGTTTTCTTGAGAAGGCCAGAACAGGGTGAAGAAGCTGACTTTTGGTGGGATGACTAATAATTATTATGGGAGGTGCAGGAGAATATGACGAGAGTTGAAATTCGTGATACCCGTTCATGCGCTTCAATCAAACCGCGAGTTTTAGACGTAATCATTCATGACGATGGTACACAAGAGATTGAAGTGAAGGACGGGAAGATGAAAAAATCCATTTTGTTATCAGATATGCAGGAGCAGATAAAGAAAGCACAAAATAAGAAATAATACTACCGAGCCAGTGATCCGCTTGTCGAGATACCAAATTGCCGGAGTTTTTATTTGACCACAGATAATGTGGCAAGTGAAAACTCCGGCTTTTTTTTATTTTCGGCGGGAAATCATTTAATGACACGATGGATGAAAAATCATTTTACATAATAACTATGACACACATTTTTGTGTGAAAAACAATTTTCAAAAAAAGATTTTCCATAACTAAGGTGTAAGGGAAAATCTGCTTAGGTTGTAATGTGGTACCCGATATCGGGATAAATCCATTTTACTACATAAAATCAAAAATCTCAAACGTATTCGAGATGGCCATTAGAATGCGGGCGTGGGCAATAAGGACAGAACGTTAGTGATAAAGACTAGCGTTCAGAACTTAATGCACATCACCGTTTATTCGTCATGCCATTTTTACGGAGTCGGTGATGCTGTAATGGTCACCGGCTCCTTTTTGTGCCTCGCAGAGATTAGCAAAAAATCTGGAGGGACAAAACATGAAGAATCCAAGCAATGAAACAAAAGAAAAAAATTATAAGTCTCGTTATGACGCAAACCGTCCTTGCCACAGAAAAAATAAGACTACTTATGTGGAGCTGGAGTTTGTCGAATGTGAGGATGGCAGCTGCCAGTATAAGAAAGTTGAGCATTATGAAGGGGAAACTGACGCAAAAGGAAACGTTCTTTCTCTGGAGATAATGGATGTAATGCAAAGGTTTGACAATGCAGAAGTTCAGGGGGCAGAGGATATTTATAGTCGAGCTGACTTGAGCTTATGTAGTGGCAATTCGGATGAAGATGAGTTTAACGAAACTGGAATGGCACGCATTGGGACATCAAGGGTGGACGGAACAAATGTTATCAATATTTCTGGTGATGTTTTTATCAGTCCGGAATTGATTGGTCCAGAAGCGGTGCTGTTTGCGGAGCCAAAGAAAGACAGCCCACTTGTTCGTGCATTAAAAGAGAAGGTTTTTCCCCATCTTTCAGAAGAACAGAAAAACTTAATTTATGACTACTATGGTGCTGGGAAAACGATGGAACAGATTGCCGCTGAACAAGAAAAACCAGTGACAAAGCAGGCAATAAAAAATCGGTTAAACAAAATTGAAGAGAAAGTAAAGAGATACATGACTATCTGATTTTATGTGGATTTTCGGAGGGGGTTGACTTTTTTCCTTGTAATTAGAGGGATGAAAAACAACCTCCGGGGCAAACCCGTATAAGAGAAAGGAGAGCGTGTTATGAGTAGCAGAAAACATGAAGTGAATGTCGTTCTGACGCAGAAGAATTTTAGAAAGAGACAGGTGCTTTCCACAAGGAAAGTGAATGTCAGAGAGTTTTTCTTAAGGAAACTGTTCGGAGAGGCAAGACAGATTCTGGTGTTAAATCCGGGAGAGACCGTGGAAACGGTGAAGATTATTGAAGTTAAAGGAGAAGAAACAGATGGTAGACGGTTCGGTTATTAAAAGAGGCACAGTCGTTTTTGTGGAGGATGTAAATAAAACCTCCAAGGGTCATGTGATGAAAGGGAAGCATCCGGCGGTCGTGATTCAAAACGAGAAGGGAAATCTGTACAGTCCAACACTGATTGTATGCTTCCTGTCTTCGCAGCTTAAACGTTTGGAGATGCGCACACACGTGTTGCTCCAGCATTACGACAATTTGAAACTGTCGGTAGTGCAGGCAGAACAGATGGCAACAATCGACCGGACGGCAGTATTGGATGTCGTGGAGCAGCTGAGACCGGAAGATATGGCAAGAATTGATGCGGCGATTAAGTATTCGCTGGGTTTGGAGGTGTAACATGGGTGCTTCTTTATATGAATTAACAGGACAGGCATTGTTATTAAAGAAAATGGCGGAAGACAGTGAAGTTGATCCGCAGGTATTTTCTGATACGTTGGAAACATTGGATTTCGAAATTGAAGAAAAAGCGGATGCGTATGCAAAGATTATCCGCATGCTTGAGGGTCAGGAAGATACGTTGGAAGCTGAGATTGCCCGTCTGACTGGAAGAAAGAAAATGCTGGAAAACAAAGTAGAGCGTATGAAGCGAAATCTGGAACAGTCCATGATTCTTTTGAATAAGCGCAAGTTTCAGACGGATTTGTTCAGCTTCAATATCCAGAAGAATCCTGCTTCCGTGAACATCATCGGAGATGTCCCGGAAGAGTTCTTGGTTCATTTGGAGCCACGGGTAGACAAGAAAGCGATTATCGCATATGTGAAGGAACACGGCAACACAGATTTTGCAGAGCTCACTCAGTCGGAGAGCTTGCGCATCAGATAGGAGGAATCGGTATGGCATATTTACTTGGAATTATGGGCGAACCTGCAAGCGGTAAAACAACGTCGCTGAAAGGATTGCCGCCGGAGAAGACGTTTTATGTTGATTGCGATGGCAAAGGGTTGAACTGGAAGGGGTGGCGGGAGGAATACAGTCAGGAAAAGGGGAATTATATAAGAACCTCGGAACCTGAGACTGTTTTCCAGTGCATGAAAGCAATTGCTACAAATGAGAAGTACAAGCATTTTAATTATTTTGTTGTGGACACAGTAAACAATTTAATGGTTTCAGAGGAAATGCGTAGGTGCAAAGAAAAGGGATTCGATAAGTGGACTGATATTGCACAAAATGTTTGGATTTTGGTTGAGTATCCGTCTACTGTTCGAGAAGATTTGGTTGTGATTCTGCTTTTCCATCCCCAAACAGAGAGAATGGATGATGGTTATGAACGTATCCGAATTAAAACAAATGGTCGTAAGACAGAGAAGAATGATATCGATTCCAAATTTAATTGGTTATTACGCACTGTTAAAATGGGTGACCGGTATGTGTTTGAAACAACTTCCCATAATTCTTCCAGCCGCTCACCGCTGGATGCATTTGCGGAGGATTATATAGATGCTGACATTATGTCGGTAATCGAAGTTATGAAAGATTATTAATTTAAGGAGGGTAAGACTATGGCAATTAAGAGCTTTAGAGATTTTGCACAGACAAAGAGTTACGGAGAAATTCAGACTCTCCCGAAAGGTGGATACGTGATGCGTATTCTCGGTGCGACCGTGGAGGAAAACTCCATCGGTCAGTATGTAAAGATTCAGATGGATGTGGCAGAGGGTGAGTTCCGCGATTTCTTCCGTAGGGATTATGAAAATCAGCAGACGGAAGATAAGAAGTGGCACTGCAATTATCTTTTGAATGTTCCGAAGGATGACGGTACAGAGCAGGATGGTTGGACAAAGCGCAAGTTCAAGACGTTCACTGAGGCATTGGAGGAAAGCAATCCGGGGTATCATTTTGACTGGGACGAAGCAAAGTTCAAAGGCCTTTTAGTTGGCGGATTGTTCAATAATCGCCAGTATGAAAAGAATGATGGTTCTATCGGGGAAAGTGTAAATTTGGCAGCCGTTTGTAAGGTGGACGCTATTCGTTCCGGCAGATATACGCTCCCGAAGGATAAGTTGTTGGCAGCAGGGCAGGGTAAGACCGGTGCTGCAGTGACCACGGATGCGGACGGATTTATGAACGTACCGGATGGCTTGGACGCAGAACTTCCTTTTGCGTAAGAACCATGACTGTGTTAGAGCAGGAGAAAGTACTGAAAAGCATAGAAATCCTGATTGACACACGTGAGCAACCGACAGAGCGGGCACGGAAACGATATGAGCGTTTCGAATGCCCGTATCGTCGGGCTACGTTGAGTTACGGGGATTATACGTGTAATGCAGTACTTCCGGACGGAAGCTTTCTTTATGATGTAGAGAAAACGGTGGAACCGCTGTGTGTGGTGGAGCGCAAAATGAGTCTGGATGAATTGGCAGCCTGTTTTTGCAAGGGACGCAGGCGGTTTGTGCATGAATTTGAACGTGCTGCGGCTATGGGAGCACGGGTGTATTTGATTACAGAAAATGCCTCGTGGGAGAATTTGCTGAACGGGAAATATCGTACACGCATGAACTCTAAGGCATTTAAGGCATCTGTGGTTGCATTTATGGTGCGGTATAATGTCAACCTTATTTTTTGTAAGGAAGAGACCAGTGGTGAACTGATAAAGGAAATATTATACCGCGACTTAAAAGAACGGTTAGAACGAGGTGAGTTTGGATGAATACTCAGAAAGGTTTTGTTGGGGTTCATCGTTCCTTGCAGGAACATTGGCTTTGGGATGAAAAGCCTTTTTCGAAAGGGCAGGCGTGGATTGACTTGATTATGCTTGCTAATTACAAAGAGGAAAAGTTTGTGTTCAAGGATGAGGTGATACACGGTAAACGGGGAACTGTTTACCGTAGTATTACATATCTGGCAGAGCGTTGGGGTTGGGGAAGGGATAAGGTAAGCCGTTTTTTACGTCAGCTGGAAAGTGACGGAATGGTGCAGGTGTCAGCAACGACACATCAGACAACCATTTTTATTGTAAATTACGGGCTTTATCAAGGTTTTTCGGGGAGTGTGTCGGCAACCAATCGGCAACCGGTCGGCAATCAGTCGGCGGCAAATCAGCAACCGGTCGGCACATACAATAAGGAGAATAATTCTAACCAAGAGAATAAAGGAAACAATGTAGCTGCTCAGTCCAAGCAGGAAGTTGAAGCGGCGGAGGCATGGTTTGAAAGTTTGGAAGAGTGAGGTGAGTTAGATGGCATTATACGAATTTAAGCCGGAGGATGCGGAAGCATTTGCCAGTTATGTGCATATACCGGTGAGACGAAGAGGTAACGAGCTGATTTTTAAGAAGTGCCCGTTTTGTGGAATGACATCTACGGAGAAAGAAAAGTTTGCTATCAATCTTACGACCGGACAATATCACTGCTTCCGCGCCAGCTGCAGTGCCAAAGGAAACATGATTAGTCTTTCAAGGCAGTTTGGATTTAGCTTAAGCAACGCTGTGGATGAATACTACCGCAGTGTTAAGCAGTATAAAAGGTTTAAGGTATCGGAGAAGCCGGAACCGAAGCCTGCAGCTGTAGCGTATATGGAGTCGAGAGGGATTTCTGAGGAAATTACCAGGCGGTATCATATTACGGTGCAAAAGGATAGGGAGAACATCTTGGTGTTTCCGTTTTATGATGAAAAGAATGTTCTGCAGTTTATCAAGTACCGGAAGACCGATTTTGACAAGACGAAGGATAAGAGCAAAGAGTGGTGCGAAGCCGACTGTAAGACGATTCTGTTTGGGATGGATCAGTGCAACATGGAGAATGATACGCTGGTTCTGACGGAGGGACAGATTGATTCGCTTTCTTTGGCTGAGGCAGGTGTGGAAAATGCAGTATCGGTACCTACCGGTGCTAACGGATTTACATGGCTGCCACACTGTTGGGATTTTCTCTGCAATTTCAATACGCTGATTGTATTCGGTGATTATGAGAAAGAGAAGATTACGCTGTTGGATGAAATGTATAACCGGTTTAATGGAACCGTAAAGCATATTCGACCGGAGGATTATCGAGGATGTAAGGATGCCAATGAAATTCTTCGTAAGTTTGGTAAGGAAGCGTTGGTGGATGCAGTAGCACAGGCGGTACCGGTGAAGCATCCGAAGATAATGCCTCTTGCTGATGTGGAGCAGGTGGAGCTTGGGAAACTGGAGAAGTTTTCGAGTGGGATTCAGGCACTGGACCGAATACTGGGTGGCTTTTACTTTGGTCAGCTGATTTTGTTGACTGGGGAACGAGGCGAAGGAAAATCTACACTTGCCTCGCAGTTTGGTTCTTTTGCAGTGGCAGCAGGGTACAATGTGTTCTTTTATTCCGGGGAACTGATGAACTGGTACTTTAAGGCGTGGTTCGACGGACAGGTGGCAGGTAGTGAGTTTGTGAACCGCTTTGTTGCTTCCTCAGGATTTGCAAGCTACTCCGTAGATAATTGTGCATTACCGATTATCGAAAAGTGGTACCGGGACAGAGTATATATTTACGACAATAATATTTTGGCTGATAAGTCAGAAGAGGAAACTCTGTTATCGACACTGGAGATGGCGATTAAACAGTATGGATGTCGGGTATTAGTAGTGGATAATCTGATGACTGCTATGGTGGATGATACCAGCGTTGACCAGTATCGGCAGCAGACAATTTTCGTGAATGCGCTTGCAAAGTTGGCGAAGAGATATAACGTGATTATCTTCCTTGTGGCACATCCACGTAAAAGAACGGGTATGGAGTTTGATAACGACGATATAGCAGGAAGTTCAAATATCACGAATCTTGTAGATGTGGTACTTAGATATTCAAGACCGAAAGGGAAGGATATCCCTGTAGATACGGCAGAACGAGAATTGAAGGTGTACAAGAACCGACTGACCGGACAGACGAATCGTGTGGGAATTAAGATGTTTTTCCAACCGGAAACAAAGCGGATTTCAGAGAGTAGCTTTGACTTTGACTGGAGGCTTGGCTGGGAGGAAGAGTATGAACAATTGGAGTTTTTGCCGGTACGGGATGATGAAAATGTACCATTTGAGAACGGTTGATGGATGGAACTTTTACTGAGTTTATGATAAAGGAAGGAGAATGACGTATGACAGCAAAACAGTATATGTCACTTGTGATAAGTGCAGACCAGAGAATTGGTAGCAAGATGGAACAGATTGAGACGTTGCGGAATATGGCAGCCATGGGAAGCAGACTTATGACCGATATGCCGGGAAGTCCGAACCGGAATATTCATCGTATGGAGAATACCATTGTAAAAATTATAGAGCTGGAGAAAGAAATCAACGATGATATTGATAAGTTAGTTGATTTTAAGGCTGAGGTTTACGGTGTCATCAATGCTCTTTCGAATGAAGAATATAAGACGTTATTGGAACAGCGATATCTCTGCGGAAGAGACTGGAAAGATATCGCACAATATATGAAGTACAATGAACGGTACGTGTATAAACTTCATGGTAAAGCATTGGAAGCGTTGGTTTTGCCAGAGTGGGCGGAACAATCTGAAACAGGGCAGTAAAAGACATTGTATGAGAATGTCAATGTATGATATTATTATGATGAAGATAATAGATAAGGCGTTGTGACTGGAAACGGTTGCAGCGCTTTTTTTGTGGGAAGAGGTGAATGTTTTGCCTAGTAAACCTAAGCGAGGGTGTTCGGTAGCGGGATGTCCGAATCTTACTTACGGACGATTTTGTGAGGAGCATCAGAAATTACAGAATCACAATTACGAGCGATATGGAAGGAATCCGGAGACGAAGAAACGTTATAAAGGGGATTGGCCAAAGATACGTGAACGGTATAGATTGGCTCATCCATATTGTGCTGTGTGTTTTACTAAGGGAATTATGGTTGAGACAGAGGAAGTACATCACAAGGTTCCGTTGAGTGAAGGTGGGAGCCATGATGCTAGCAACCTCATAGCACTATGCTCTGGTTGTCATGCCAGACTGCATGCGGAACGTGGTGACAGGTGGAACAAAGACCGTCAGTATTCTTACTAAGGGTAGGGGGAGTCAAAATCTCTACAGGTGACTGCCGAGGGGAACGATGCGGGGGTCACGTGTGTAAAATCGCGAAATGGAAGACGGGGGGTAATCTTCAATATTTTTTATAGAAAGGGGGAAGTCGGATGGCAGGTAGAAAGCCAAAACCTACAGCGGTGAAGGAGCTGGAAGGTAATCCGGGAAAGAGAAAATTGAATAAAAAAGAGCCGAAGCCTGACAAGGGAATGCCGACTTGTCCTGAGTGGTTGCTTCCGGAAGCGAAGCAGGAGTGGGAACGGTTATGCGAGAAGCTGAACCAGATTGGTGTGTTGACAGAAGTGGATATGGCTGCGTTTGCGGCGTATTGTCAGTCGTATGCCAGATGGAAGGAAGCGCAGGAGCATATCGACGCTGAGGGTTCCACTTTTGAAACAGAGAAGGGATATCAGCAGCAGACTCCTTGGGTTGGTATTGCGAATACGAATCAGAAGCTGATGCTGCAGGCGGCAGCGGAGTTCGGTTTGACACCGTCTGCCAGAACAAGGATTGTGGCGGCGATTAGTTCTGATAAGGATTCTGAGGATGAGATGGAAGCATTGCTTGGAGGTGGTTCTTAGTGGCACAGGAAACAAGACCAAAAGGGTATCCGAAGCTAAAGAACTACAAACCGAGTCAGTTTATGCTTCCGACTTCTCATTACGATAAGGCGAAAGCAGACCGGGCAGTGAAGTTTATTGAGAACCTTTGTCATACGAAAGGAAAATGGTGTGGTAAAAGGTTCTGGTTGCTTCCGTGGCAGGAACAGTTAATACGAGACATTTTCGGAATTGTAAAGGCGGATGGTAACCGACAGTTCCGGACGGCATTTGTGGAAATCTGCAAGAAAGTGGGTAAGTCGGAGCTGGCAGCAGCCATTGCATTGTATCTGCTTTATGCGGACAATGAACCTTCGGCAGAGGTGTACGGAGCGGCAGCTGACCGACAGCAGGCGAGTATTGTATTTGATGTGGCAAGACAGATGGTGGAGATGTCTCCGGCTCTGCTCAAGCGTTCCAAGATTATGGGAGCGACGAAGCGGATTGTCAATTACGGAAATGCCGGATACTATCAGGTGCTTTCTGCAGAAGTAGGCGGTAAGCATGGTTTTTCGGTGTCGGGACTTGTGTTTGATGAAATTCATACACAGCCGAACCGACAGTTATACGATGTTTTGACGAAGGGTTCTTCGGATGCCAGACAGAATCCGCTTCATTTTATTATTACCACGGCAGGAACTGACAGACATTCCATTGCGTATGAACTTCATACTAAGGCGGTGGATATTCTGGAGGGACGACGTGTGGATCCGACGTTTTATCCGGTGGTGTATGGGCTTAAGGATGATGAAGACTGGGAGGATGAAGCAAATTGGTACAAGGTGAATCCGTCGCTTGGATACACGGTGGACATTGAGCGGTTGCGTGATGCATACCGGGAAGCAAAACAGAATCCCGCGGATGAAGTTACGTTCCGGTGGCTCCGTATGAATCAGTGGGTATCCAGTACAACAGCATGGATTCCTGACCAGATATATCAGAGAGGCAATGAAGAGATTGACTTGAAGGCTCTGGAGGGGAGAGATTGCTACGGTGGGCTGGACTTGTCCAGTACGGGAGATATTACGGCATTTGTGCTGATGTTTCCACCGAGGAACGAAGAGGAAAAGTATATTATTCTTCCGTTCTTTTGGGTGCCGGAGGAAACGATACCACAGAGAGTCAAGGCTAACTCGGTGCCGTATGATGTGTGGGAACGGCAGGGGCACTTGCTGGCAACAGAGGGAAATGTAATTCACTATGATTTCATTGAAAAGTTCATTGAAGAGCTTGGAGAGAAGTATCATATCTTGGAGATTGCGTTTGACCGGTGGGGTGCTACACAGATGGTGCAGGATTTGGAAGGTATGGGATTTACAGTAGTACCGTTTGGACAGGGCTACAGCAGTATGTCGGCTCCGACCAAGGAATTTTACAAGATTCTGATGGAAGGACGGATGATACACGGTGGACATCCGGTGCTCCGGTGGATGGCAGGTAATGTGGTGATTGATACAGACCCGGCAGGAAACATTAAGGTGACCAAGGCAAGGTCGAAGGAGAAGATTGACGGCATTGTAGCGGCAATCATGGCTCTGGACAGATGTATCAGAAATCAGGTGCAGCCACAGGGCAGTGTGTATGATGAGAGAGGATTACTTGTATTTTAGAAAGAGGTGAGCGGTTATGGGAATTTTCAGTGGGATTTTTAAGTCGAGGGATGCTCCGGTAAACAGAACTGCGGGCAGTGCCTACAGCTTTTTTCTTGGGAACAGTACGGCGGGGAAGAGAGTGAATGAGAGGTCTGCGATGCAGATGACGGCGGTGTACAGCTGTGTGCGTATTCTGTCGGAGTCGGTGGCAAGTCTTCCATTGCATCTTTACAGGTATACGAAGAATGGGGGAAAGGAAAAGGCGGTGAGTCATCCGCTTTATTTTTTACTTCATGATGAGCCAAATCCGGAAATGACTTCGTATGTGTTCCGGGAAACTTTGATGACGCACCTGCTTCTGTGGGGAAATGCGTATGCGCAGATTATTCGGAACGGCAAGGGAGAAGTGATTGCGCTGTATCCGTTGATGCCGGACAGAATGACGGTTGACCGGAACGAGAAGGGCGAACTTTATTATGAGTATCAGATGAGTTCGGATGATGCGAAGATTAATAAGGAATCGACGGTGCAGCTCAAGAGGGAGGATGTGTTACATGTTCCGGGGCTTGGGTTTGACGGACTGGTCGGTTATAGCCCGATTGCCATGGCAAAGAATGCAATCGGCCTTGCCATTGCTGCGGAGGAATATGGAAGTAAATTCTACGCCAATGGTGCAGCTCCGTCCGGGGTGCTGGAGCATCCGGGAACATTGAAAGACCCGTCGAAGGTTCGGGAGAGCTGGACACAGACCTTTGGTGGAAGTGCCAATGCAAACAAGGTGGCAGTGTTGGAAGAAGGTATGAAGTATACGCCGATTTCCATTGCGCCGAATGAGGCTCAGTTTTTGGAAACAAGAAAATTTCAGATCAATGAGATTGCTCGAATTTTCCGAGTGCCGCCGCATATGGTCGGTGACTTGGAGAAGTCGAGCTTTTCTAATATTGAGCAGCAGAGTCTGGAGTATGTGCAGTATACTCTGGCACCGTGGATTGCAAGGTTTGAGCAGTCGATGGTTCGTGCACTGCTTTCTGTTAGTGAGAAGAAGGACTTCTTCATCAAGTTCAACGTGGACGGATTGCTCCGGGGGGATTACCAGAGCAGAATGAGCGGTTATGCAACGGCACGTCAGAACGGTTGGATGTCAGCAAATGATATCAGGGAGTTGGAGAATCTTGACCGCATCCCGGCAGAACAGGGTGGGGATTTGTATCTCATTAACGGAAATATGACAAGGCTTGAGGATGCGGGGATTTTTGCACCGGCCTCGAAGAAAGGAGAAGAGAGCGATGAGGAAGTTCTGGAACTGGCAGAGCCGGAAGGTTCTGAATCAGGAGACGCAGGTGGAGACAGTGGAGAGAACGCTTTACCTGAACGGAACAATCGCAGAGGAAAGCTGGTTTGATGATGATGTGACACCGCAGATGTTTAAGGATGAGCTGCAGGGTGGCTCCGGGGATATTACCGTGTGGATTAACAGCCCCGGTGGTGACTGTGTGGCGGCGGCTCAGATTTACAACATGCTTCGTGAGTACAAGGGCAATGTTACAGTGAAGATTGACGGTATCGCTGCATCGGCTGCATCGGTGATTGCGATGGCAGGAAGTACGGTGCTGATGAGCCCGGTGTCCATGATGATGATTCATAATCCGGCAACGATTGCATTTGGTGACCACACCGATATGCAGAAAGCGATTGATTTGCTGAATGAAGTAAAGGAATCCATTATCAATGCGTATGTGATTAAGACGGGTTTGTCCCGTGCAAAGCTGTCGCACCTGATGGATGCGGAAACGTGGATGAATGCAAACAAGGCAATGGAGCTTGGGTTTGCGGATGGAGTGATTCAGAGAGAGCAGAATACAGAAACGGTTGCTTCGGAGGAAGTGACAGGGGAGAGCATCGTGAAGGATGAGGGCGAAAGCCGTAATCCGGAGGCGGTGCTTTTTTCACGCAGAGCTGTGAACAATGCTCTTTTGAATAAGCTGGAGAAACATTACTCCGGCGAAAAGAAAACGGTGTCGGAGCAGGCGGAAATTCCTGTAACGGCAGGCTGTTCTGCAGAGAAACTGAGGGAACGGCTGGAGAGATTAAAAAGATTGGTTTAGAAGGAGGATACTACCATGACAATGAAGGAATTAATTGAAAAGAGAGCAAAGCTGTGGGAAGCAACAAAGAATTTTGTGGACACCCACGAGAATGAAAATGGTGTGCTTTCCGCAGAGGATACTGCCACCTACAACAGAATGGAGCAGGAGATTGAAGACCTGACCAATGCCATTGACCGTCAGCAGAGAGCGGAGAAAAGAGAGGCGGAGCTTAGCAAGCCTGTTAATTCTCCGTTAACCGGAAAGCCGTATGTGGGCGAAAAGGGAGCGGAAAAGACCGGCAGGGCATCCGATGAGTACAAGGGCGCAATGCTTGGTGCGATGCGTTCTAACTTCCGTAACGTGTCCAACGTTTTGCAGGAAGGTGTGGATTCTGACGGCGGTTATCTTGTTCCGGAGGAATATGACCGCAGACTTATTGATGTGCTTGAGGAAGAGAACATCATGAGAAGACTGGGCACCAAGATTGTGACCAGCGGCCAGCACAAGATTAACATTGCGGCTTCCAAGCCTGCTGCAGCATGGATTGAAGAGGGCGGCACTCTTACCTTTGGTGACGCAACCTTTGACCAGATTTATCTGGATGCCCACAAGCTGCATGTGGCAATCAAGGTTACGGAAGAGCTGTTGTATGACAGTGCATTCAATCTGGAGAACTATATTATCAACATGTTTGGTAAGGCTCTGGCGAATGCGGAAGAGGATGCGTTCCTTAACGGTGACGGTACCGGAAAGCCGACCGGTATTTTTGCAGCGACCGGTGGTGGCAACGTGCAGAACAGCCTGACGGCGGCACTTAAGTCCGACGATCTTCTTGATTTCGTCTACGGCTTAAAGCGTCCGTACCGTAAGAATGCGTCTTTTATTATGAATGATGCGACTCTGGCATCCATCCGTAAGTTAAAGGATAACAACGGTGCATATATCTGGCAGCCGTCTTATCAGGCAGGCGAACCGGACAGAGTGCTCGGTTATGCTGTAAACACTTCTGCCTATGCGCCGAAGAATGCGATTTCCTTTGGTGACTACAGCTACTACAACATCGGCGACCGTGGTACCCGTTCCTTTGCAGAACTCCGTGAGCTGTTTGCAGGAAACGGCATGGTTGGTTTTGTGGCGAAGGAACGTGTGGATGGTAAGCTTGTGCTTCCGGAAGCAGTACAGATTCTTAAGCTCAAGACGGATGCTACTGCGTAGTAGGAGATGGAGGGTGGTGCCGTTAATTTACGGCACTGCCCGATTATGAAGATGAGGTGGTTGGAATGGTAACGCTGGAGGAAATGAAAGGGTATCTTAGGGTGGATTTTGAAGAGGATGATGCTTTTATTGAAGGGCTGATTGTTTCTTCCACGAAGCTGTGTATGGATATTGCCCGGTTGGATAAGAAGACCTTTGAGAAGGAAGCATCGAATAAGATTGCCGTGATGTATGCGGTGGCTTACCAGTATGAACACCGGGAGGATGCAGACCATCACAAACTTGTCCTGACCCTCCGGGCGTTGCTGTTCGGGGTTCGTAAGGAGGGATTCTGATGGACATTGCAGCGATGAATGTGAGGATAACATTTCAGAAGCAGGATGTTATGGTGGATGAAATCGGGAACCGGAGCAACGAGTGGACGGATTATTATTCATGTTTTGCCACCATCAGTAATTCTTCCGGAAAGACGGACACGGAATCAGAGGGAGCCGGAACGACACTGGATGAACTGGATATCGGTTTTACGGTGCGGTTCTGTCAGAAGACTTTTGCGGTGAACAGTACCGGATATCGGATTGTATGGAACGGGGATGTGTATAACATCGTGAAGGTGGATTACCTTAACATGAAGAAGCGGGGACTTAAGTTTCGGTGCAGAAAGGTGGAACGGTAACCATGGGAAGGAATTGTGCTATCGGTGATTTGTCCGATGTGATTATGGAAGGACTGGAGGAATATGCAGCCCTTGCCACGGATGATATGAAGAAAGCTGTCCGGAAAGCCGGTACTTCCTTACGAAAGGATATCAGCGAACATGCACCGGAGAAAACAGGAAAATATGCAAAGAGCTGGACGGCAAAAAAGACAAAGGAAACGTCCACAACTTTGGAGTACACGGTGCATTCCAAGGACCGGTACCAGCTGGCGCATCTTCTGGAGTATGGGCATGCAAAGCGGAACGGTGGACGGACGCAGGCGCAGCCACATATCGCACCTGCAGAAGAGGCGGCAGTGAAACAGTTGGAAAATGAGATTGCGAAAGCGTTGGGAGGGCGATGATGGAAGAACTGGTACAAATGTTACAGGAGATTGGACTTCCTTTTGCCTACGACCATTTCGCAGAGGGAGAGAGTCCGAAGCCTCCGTTTATATGTTATCTGCTTCCCGGCAGCAATAATTTTGCGGCAGACGGGAAGGTGTATTTTCATATCAGCGAGGTACGAATAGAACTTTATACGGATAAGAAGGATTTATCCGTGGAAAACAAGGTAACGGCTGTGCTGGATGAGCACGGCATTTTTTATAACAGGAGCGAAGTATGGATTGCATCAGAAAAGCTCTACGAAGTAATTTTTCAGATGGAGGTATGAGCGATGACGAAGAACAAGGTCAAATTTAATATTTGCAACGTGCATTATGCACCGCTTACCGTGACAGAAGACGGGATTGTGACATATGCAGCTCCGGTTCCGTTACCGGGTGCGGTGTCCATCAGCCTTGACCCGACCGGTGAGCCGGAGTCCTTTTATGCAGATGGTATTGAGTATTATATCATCAATAACAATCAGGGTTATGATGGTGATTTGGAAGTGGCGATGATTCCGGAGACATTCCGCACGGATATCTTAAAGGAAGAGGCAGATAGTAACAACGTTCTTGTGGAGAATGCAAACAGTGAGACCGGACGCTTTGCGTTGCTGTTCGAGTTCGATGGCGATGTAAAGAAAATCCGCCACGTACTGTATAACTGCTCTGCAAGCCGTCCGACCATTGAGGCAAAGACCAATGAAGAGGATAAGGAAGTGCAGACGGAAACACTTACCGTTAAGGCAAGACCGCTGGCAAGTGGTTATGTCAAGGCAAAGACCGGTGATAACACTACGGATGCCGTTTATAAGAACTGGTACAACGAAGTTTATGAACCGGTGGTGCAGGGAACGGAAACGGGAGATGTAACCGAAGGTGATTCCGGGGAAGAGTCCGGTGACGAAGGAACTGCATAGTGGAGGTAGCGTATGAGTATTATCAGAAAGATTGAGATTGATGGGAAGCAGGTGGCATTCAAAGCGAGTGCCGCCATTCCCCGTATTTACCGTTTGAAGTTTCAGAGGGACATCTACAAGGATTTGCGTTCTCTGGAGCGGAGTGTGGGTGACGGAAACGAGGAAAACTCCAATCTGGACTTATTCAGTCTGGAGATGTTTGAGAACATCGCTTTTGTGATGGCGAAGCATGCAGACCCTTCCATTCCGGATACACCGGAGGATTGGCTGGATGGATTTAATACCTTTTCTATTTATCAGGTGTTACCGGAGCTGATTGAGCTTTGGGGCTTGAACGTAAAGACGGATGTTCAGGCTAAAAAAAAATTCGACCAACTGAAAGGGAAATGACCACTCCGTTATTTCTCCTTCGGTGCGTACAATTGGGCTTGTCGATGGCAGACTTGGAGCTGCTGTCGATAGGCCTGATTAATGATATGTATGCGGAGAACAGCAATGATGATTGCAAGTATGCGACACTGGCAACGCAGGAAGATTTTGATAGGTTTTGATTGAGAAAAATGCATTTTTGTAGTATGATATTCTCGTGGGTGAAAGCTCACGAGAATTTGAATTTTTCGAGCGGATAATTCAATTTGTATCAATGGCAACAAAGACAGATGTCATTTACGAAAATATAAAGACAAAGGATGAATTATTATGCGAAGCATTACAATTGACTGGTCATATCCGATGGAAATAGACAATATTTTGGCTGATGAGCGTATGTCGGATATCGGGATCTATTACATAACACGCAATTTTGGTGGACATATTTCTGATTTATACGTTGGAAAAACTATTCATAGTTATAAAAGTCGTTTAGAAGCTCATTGGTGGTATTGGTTAGATAATTACCGAGGAAAAAAATATGTAAGATTAGGTACGATTGTTAAGCCCAAAAGCATATCAGAGGAAGATATGAAGCAGCTAATAAACGATGCAGAAGCTACTTTGATATATTGTTTGAGTGACCAGTTGATACATAATACTATGTGTACTGTTTCTTGTAATCCATCACAACGCTTGAAAATCATAAATTCTGGGTTTAGAGGGAATATTCCAACAGAAGTTTACATTCCAGCAGAAGAATGGATTGAATAGAACTATATAACTATATAAAGCGTAATTTGCAGGAAACAGAAAATTTTAGTTCTATGGAGAGATAAGTATAATAATCGAATAGGGTTACATATGGCATCTGTCAAACGGCAGGTGCCTTTTTCATGCACAAAAACAGGAAGAATGGTGATTTTTATGAGCGAAAATAAGGATTGGACAGGGAATTATAACAGCATCTATAAGGTGTTGGGGGCTTCCAATCATTCAGATATAGAGAGGCAATGTCACGATTATTATGCGACGGAGCCGAAAGCAACGGAGTTATTGTTGGAAGTAGAGCAGTTTGCTCCGGTTGTATGGGAATGTGCCTGTGGCGAAGGTCATATGGCAAAGGTTCTGGAAGCAAAGGGTTATGAAGTTATCAGTACGGATTTGGTATATCGGGGATTTGGCGAAGAAACGCCGGTGGATTTTTTACAGGAGCGCATCGGTGATTTTGAGGGAGATATTGTTACAAATCCTCCGTACAAATATGCGTTAGAGTTTGTGGAACGGGCTCTGGAGATAATTAAGCCCGGAAGAAAGGTAGCGATGTTTTTGAAACTGCAATTTCTTGAGGGAAAGGGAAGGAAGAAGTTCTTTCAGAAGCATCCGCCGAAGACAGTATATGTGAGTTCTTCCAGACTGATATGTGCGATGAACGGAGAGTTTAAGAAATATTCTTCCAGTGCGGTGGCGTATGCATGGTTTGTGTGGGAGAAAGGATTTC